AACACATCCCATAGAGTAATCATATCATTGACAATTTTAACTCTCGTTTTAGGCGAGAGTTTCATATTGATATGAGCCATAACAATATTACAAACAAGTTCATCACTCCAAATAGCACGTTCTCTTGTGTGTGCCCAAGTGTAGGCCATAAACTCGCCATCATCATCATGACATACCATAACAAGTTCTTGATTAGGATTGTAAAATTGATTGACTACTGCAAAAGTAGTGTTTCTGCTAAACGCATTATGGGCCTGTGTGTAGCCCTGATCACAGACATCAAAGATGCCCTTCATTTCGTCTCTAAACTGGTGACCACACAATTCAACGATATTGTTAACGTCATTACCAGAGGCTTTACGCCAGTTAAAATTAAGTTCCATACTAGTCCTTTCTATGCAATTATACCTTTATTTATAAGGTCTTGGTGTCAAGAGTATAAATAAGGGTATGGAAAAGAACAAGCAAATGAGTAAACCAAATGGTGGTCGTGGTGGAACACGCAAAGGTGCAGGTCGCCCCAAAGGTAGCCGTGACCAAGTTTCTATCAAAAACCTATTGGAAGAATTAGACAAGCAAACAGGCGGGCAAGCCTATGAAGAATTGCTAGTAGCAGATTTTTTACAAGCACGTCATGGCAACGACAATCAACTGTTACTAAAATATCACAACTTGATTTTAAATAAAGTTATGAACAGCCTTGCCAAAATTGAAGTAACAGATAGTAAAGATGCTATCGAAGCCAAACAGCAGGCCTTTGCTGACGCTCTTGCAAGGCTTACTGGTGTAAAAACGGATAAGTAACACATGCCATTAAAAAAGTCAACAAGCAAGAAAGCATTTAATAAAAATGTAGCGACAGAAGTTCGCGCAGGTAAACCGGTCAAGCAGGCCGTTGCTATTGCTTACTCAGTAAAGAGTGAAGCGGCAAAAAAAGCTCGTAAAAAAGGAAAAAGCAAATGAAAGAAGCAAAAAACTTTGAATGGATGAGCGGCACCGGTGTAAATCGCGGCTCTTCTAAATATGCAGGTAACAAAAGTGGCCTTTCAATGAAAGAAAACTATGGTCGTGGTCCGGTAAAGGGCAACGATGGTAGCTGCCATGATCCAATTGGCGGCGCAAAGAGTGCCAAATATCCACCAGCTACAGCAAAAGGAAAATAATCTATGAAAAACATTAATCAGAAGCGTGGTCCAACTGTTGGTAACGCAGGCAACAACGCCAAACGCAGTGCATTTGAATCTGCTAAAAGCACATCCAGCAGTGAACGTGCTAAACTAGCAAAGATGGTCACAGACGCACTAGAAACACGTGGTCGTGATAACCGCAGTGGTCGTCGTCCTGGCCTAGAAGGATTACACAGCGATACTAATGTAGGTCGCGGTCCAACCAAAGGTTAACTTAAATGGGAGCGGCAACTACCGGAGCTCGTCCTGGGCAAATCTTTAATAATCAAACTGATGCGCCATCTGGCGATCCCATGGCTGAAGTAGGTCAGACTGAAGTAGGTCAACCAGGCTACGGGCCTGCCCCATACTTGCCACCATTTGTTGAAAAAGGATTTCGAGGTGAACCACCTCCACCTCCACCTACAGGCATGTTATTTCCTGGCGGTAAAGGCGGTGGCAAAGGCACACCAGCTGAACAAGTTGGTGGTATTATTGTTGACAACACCATGGATTTGGTAGGCGATATGCTAACACAACAAGGTGAATCTTTACCAGGCCCAGATGTTCCAGCAGACCAAGTGTTACCACCAGAAGTAGTTGAACCAGCAAACCCAGAATTTGTAGGCGGTTTACGTCCTGCACCAAGAAACTTTAGGTTACCTCGATCAAGTCGACGTGAAGCATTACGCAGACAGACCGCCGGTTACTGATAAGTAAACTTGAGCCACAAGGCTCTATTGCATTAGAATAGAAAGGAAATAGCAATGAACGAAGAACTACCAAACCCCTGGGCTGATGAAGCACCAGTAGCAGAAGCAAAACCTGCTAAAAAAACCTCTAAGAAAAAAGCAGTTGAACCAGAAGTCGAACTAGCACCACAGGCACCCGCCAGTTTAAACAGTGCTGATTTTGACATGGAAGGTCTAATGAGTGACTTTCCAACAGCTCGAGAACTAGAACGATTTGTTTTTGACGAAACAGGCATTGTTCTAAATCTCAAAGGTCGTGCTAACAAACTAAAGTATCAAGTAGCAATGGATGTGCTTAACGGCATTCCAGTTGACATGATGTTTATTGGCAACAGCAACCCTTACATTGACAAGGGCGACCTAATTCCAGAAGATCCAATCCGAGAAAAGCCAGCACGTGATGATAGCTTGCCTGAACGCAATCAAGTTCAGAACAGTTTCTATTGTGCAGTTGTTCCACATCCGGATTCAACTATGCGAGCACAGAACAAAAAAGTGCAGACTATTTTCCGCAAGTATAACAACGGCATGATCAGCTATGAAGTGCTAGGTCCTATTGAACCAGTTCCGCATGGTGAGAAGATTGACAAGTATGGACGCACACGCCCAGAAGTTATTAGGATGATTGATCCACGCACAGGTGAACAGGTAGCTGTTCGTTCTGACGGAACAATGACAAACCAAGGTAAAAAGCTACGTGCAATGATGCAGACATTTAAAGTTAACCGTTCAAATTACTGGGAGATGTGGGTTGACAGAGAATTTGTGTCACTTAATGATAGTATTGCTAACAATCCGTGGGATCTGAAATAATGTCCAAGGAAATTAGGGATCAAGAGATTCATAGAGCTCAACAAGAGCGCATGGTTCGTGACACAATCATAGCACAAAAAGTTAATGGTGCTCACAGGGAAGCGTTTAAAACACGTTTCCCTGGGCAGATAGAGCATTGTTTACGACTAACCGCTGAAAGATTACAGGCTGTGTTAGTTGATAAACCTGATGATATCAAAAACATTGAGCAGTGGTCAGCTAGTCCAGCTGAAATACTTGCACTAAGTCAAAGTGTTAGAGAACTCTATCACGTTATGATTGATATCAACAATACATGGGACAAAGTTGGAGGTTAAAATGGACGCTAGAACTGCAAATATTACCAGCAACGAAGATAGTTGCTTGAACTTTGGTGTTGAATGGCATACACCAACTGCTTGCTCAGTTGTTTTTCAAGTAAACACTGATGAAGCAGGCGATCAAACGCTAGAATATACACTAACCCGTGATGAAGTAGAATACATGCACGGTATCTTTACTGCATTTTTGGAACTGTGTCCTCACAATGTTGTCAACTGATGTCTTAATGGCAAGAAGTTTACAACATGTGTTAGATAAAAATTCCATTGACGCAGAAACACATGCAAACTGGCCAACTGACCTAAAACTTAAAATGCAAGATCTTGTTATCGCTACAGCCGATGACATGCAGTATAATCAGTTGAAGTATTTTAGGCCGTTTGATCATCAAAGAACATTCTTTGAAACTGGTGATTGTGAACGCCGAGGTATTCTTGCTGCCAACCGAGTAGGCAAAACTACCAGCACTTGCTATGAAGCCGCAATGCACCTAACAGGTTTATATCCTGATTGGTGGACGGGTTATCGTTTTGCAGGTCCTATTACTTGCATGGTAGCTGGTGAAGGTTGGAGCCAGGTTGCATTAGTGCTACAAAATGAATTGCTAGGCACACAAGATATCAAGTTGTTAGAAAACATTGGCACTGGCAGTATTCCACGTGATTATGTTATCACAGACACAATGCGTAATGATGGTGCTAACTGTCTTGGTTGCGAAATTCGACATGTAAGTGGAGGCAAAAGCTATTTGCTGTTTGCCAACTACACACAGGAAGTTAGACAGTTGCAGGGTTTTAAACTAAACCTAGCAGTGTTTGATGAACAACCACCAGATGACTTCTTTTCAGAAATTGTAACACGAACTGCAACCACACAAGGTAAAGTGCTTTGTTCGTTTACTCCACTAAAAGGACTTAACGGTCTTGTTAGTAAGTTTTGGAACAAAGAAGAAGGTTATGAATATATTCGTGTAAGCTGGGATGATGTTCCTGAGTATGATCCTTGGGGACAGCCTTTCTTGTTAGCAGAAACACGCAAACAGTTAGAACGTGATTATTTGCCACACGAACGTGAAGCACGTATTGCTGGCAAACCTGTTATGGGTAAAGGCGCAGTGTTTCAAATCAGAGACTGGCCAACATACGCCACAGGCGATTATGACTTTCATAGAATGCCCAACATACAACGTGTTATTGCACTTGACTTGGGATTGGTCAATGACAAAACAGTTATCAGTTTAATGTATTGGGAGCCATATGAAAAGACTGCTTGGTTGCACAAACAAATTATTGTGCAAGGCGTAGAAGAAGCAGTGCCTAGTCAATATATCAATCATTTGTTAAGACCAGAAGTAATGGGAACGCCTATTGTGTTACCAGCTGATGCTAGCACACCTGGACGTTATACTATGAGTGCAAATTCAATTAGAGAACTGTTTGAAAGTTATGAACTAAACGTCTATCATCAACCTATTATGAATCCACCAGACAGTCAAGGGCGTGTAACCAATCACAAAAGCTATGGTATCAACACCATGCGTCAAATGTTAGAAGTTGGTAGTTTGATGATCAATGTCAATTGCACAAACTTTTTAACAGAAGCACAAAACTATCATGTAGATACACAAGGCAGATTTAGTGATCCAGATGACTGTATTGACAGTTGTCGTTATGCATTGCTAGCTTGCTTACAAGGTATTCCTGAACCATGGGATGGACGCACTCCGCAGGAACGTATGCGTGATGCTAGAATTCAATTACAAAGACCACGCATAGAAGAGTCAAAACCCAGCTGGAAAAGAACCTTTACAACTGGCTAGATGGTCAAACTCGATAAATAAAAGGTAGCAGAGCACCGCATAAATATCCTAAAGTGAAGGAAAAACAATATCCATGCTAGATTTGAAAAACATTGTTGTATCAAATATCAACAAAAACATTAAAACAAACAGCCGCTTTGTCCATATGAAAAATCTCATGGACACTAAGATGGCTAGTTATTTGCGCTTCTTAGGAACTAAGAACAGCGTTAACAGGGCCAGCGACTATCACTATTTGTGTTTAGCAGTTAGCGATTCAACAGAACCAGTAAATGGTATTGATTATATTCATCCTTCAGTTAAACCAGCTGTTGATTATGCTACCGCAGTTATTACAAAGGGATTGATCAGCAACGGCACCATTAACTTTGACTTTGTGCCTGAAAACGAAAGAGACGACGTTGCCGCAAGGCAAGCAACCAACATGGTCAGCCGTGTTGTAAACGAAATGAATGATCCACACTTTATCATTGAGCGTTGGGTCATGGATTCTGTAATGCACAAAAATGGTATGATGATGATAAAACCAATTCGTGAACAAGTTGTGCGTTACGTAGAAAATTCAGGAACATTAGATCAGCTAAAAGCATTTGAAGTTCAAGCAGAAGAATCAGGACTAACAGTTTTACGTCAAAGCCGTAGAAAAGAACGTGTTGACATGGAAGCAGTTATGGCTGAAATGCAACAGGCTCTTCCAGCACAGCAACAGCAGTTTATTGCTGATCGTGCTGGTGAATATCTCACAGGCATTGAAGAAATTGATGTTGAAGTAGGTGATATTGGTGGGCAGTTAGACGGCTTAACACCAGACATGGAAACAGCCTCAGTTGATGCCAGCGATGAACAGCAAGAACTTTTAAATGACAGCTTCAAGCGCAATACAATCTATCGTGCAAAGTATAAGCTAACTGGTTGGAGCATTAACATCAAGTTCCATCCAATTCAACAGCACTATTGGATTTGTGATCCAACTGTTGCAGAAATTAAAGATCAACCATTCTGTGGTTTCTTTGACACAATGTCAATTGCTGAAGCTACAGAACTTTATCCAGGTCTTGACTTAGAAGAATTTACAGCTACAGCCGGTTACAGTGAAGGCGTATTTGAAGCAGGCAGTCAGCTTAACAACCTAGCTATTCACGCACGTGACAGTGTTCCTACTGATGGTGTTCCTGTTGGTGCAGGCTCTAATGCAGATCCTAACAGTCGTCAAGTAACTGTTGTAACTGTTTGGAACCGTTACGACGTGGACAATGATGGTGAGCTAGAACTTGTTGAACTAATTTACAGCGGTGATTATGTTATCAGCGCAAGAGAAGTAGAATTTATTCCAGTTGCTAACATGTGTCCAAAACCATTACCAGGCAACTTCTATGGCATGTCAATTGCTGAAAGTGTTATTCCAATGCAGGAATATCTAACAGCAGCCGCACGTGCAGAAATACAGTTAGGCTTGCTAACAGCAACTCCACGTATTGGTGTTAAACCAGATCGTGTTGACTTTGAAATGATACAGGATGGCGAAAGTGCTATCTTTATTCTAGACAGCAAGTTTGATCCAAGCAAGGACATTTATCAGATGCCACCTCCCAGTGGTAACCTTGCTTTCTTAGAAACAGCTATGCAACGTATCCAGCAGGATACAATGGCCATGATTGGTATGACACAACCAACTGATGTGTTCAATCCAGAAGTTATGGCACCTGGTAACTCAGGTATCAAACTACAGATGGCTCTTACACCAAACCAGATTATTCAAGACAATACTGTGCGTAATGCGGCAGAAGGCCTAAAACAAGCACTGTGGCTTGTATGGCGTACACTAATTCAGTATGGTGATGATTATGGCGTTAAGAAACTTGCTAGTGAATGTATTCCAAGCCAAGAACCAGTGTTCTTAGATTACATGGCATGGGATGACATGAACTTCTGTGATCGCAAGCAGATTCATTTGGAACTAGCACTAGGTATGCTCAGTGAAGAAAACGCACTTGCTCGCTTGCAGATTATTCGCAAGGCACAAACAGAACTTTACGCAACTACACAGCAGATGGCAGCGGCTGGCACACTAAGCCCAGAAATTTATCAAAAGATCAAACGTCCATTTGCAGATACATTGTATGTGTTGGGTGTTAAGGACTGTGACACTTACTTGCCAAGCGATGAAGAAGTTGCTAAGATGGTTGCAAGCGCAGAACAAGCACAGCAGACCAAGACACCAAGCCCAGATGATCAGAAGAAGTTGGCAGATGCAGAACTTGCTAAAGCTAAAACAGCACAGGTTATTGCAGAAGTTGAAGGAACTGATCCTGATACACAATTAAACTATATGGACCTAGCAATGGGTCGCAACCAAGATTATGGACACTAGACTAAATAACTCTCTAGTATTAAAAGGATAGCATAGCATGATAACAGAAGAAGCATTTGATGCCTACAATAGTAGGCTAACAGTCGATACAAGTAATTACAAACGCTTGACTGCCAGTCAGCGAGATCAAGTTAAAAGCTACGGCAGTCAAGCAGAAGCATTGCTAACAAATAGAGAGCTAGCAATGTTCATTCACTATTTTAAATTCTCGGTAGCAGACCAACTTGCTGCCATTACTCAACACACTCCAGATGCAAACAATGAGCGAATTGCACTAAGCAATCAGCTTGCTGGAATTGACAACTTTGTTGCCAGTTTACAATCCGCAGTGTATAAGAAGAACCGCATGATTCAGGCTGAAAATGCGGGCGAATTTAATCAAACAAGCCAATAAATTATAAATAACAGCATAGGGGTAACCAGACGGCCCTCTAAGAAAAGGTAAAAAAATGACTACAACTGATATCAGCCCTAAGGCTCCAACAAGCCCGGCCACTGAACAAAGTGCAGTTCCAAGTTTAGACTCGATAGCTGAAAAAATGACCGCAATGCGTGAACAGACCATGCGTAATCAGATTAAAGCTACTGAACCAACTGCAACAGGAGTAGATGAGGAAGGTAACTCATCCAGCCCTGTGGCGATCAGCGATGAAGCCGAAGTTGCAATTCCTGAAGATAGCGACATTGACAGCACCACAGCAGAAGCTAGTGCCCAGTCAGAAGAATCCGAAGAGGATCTTGATGAGACTGTAAGCACAGACGAAGCTGATTCAACAGCAGAAGATATTATTGACTTTTTAGAGTTCGCAGAAACAAATCCAACTGCAAAGTTTAAGTTTATGCGTAATGGTAAAGAAGTCGTTATTGATGCTAAAAAGGCGGCTGCAATTTTGGGTCAAGGAAGCGCAATACACGAAGAAGCAAGACAGTTAAAGATTGATAGATCAGAATTCGATGAGTATGTCAATGATGCAAGAGCTCGTCAAGAAGGATTAAGCCTAGCAATGGAGTTTACTATTCAGCCAAGGTTGAAGAAAAGCTACGATGAAATTGTAAAAGTTCAAAATTATCAAGCTACATTCCACCAGCAGTTGAATCAGACAAACGACCCAGCTGAAAGGGCAAGGATCCAGGCAAGCATGCAACAGAACGAAGAATATATTCGTCAACAGCAGGCACGTATACAGCGTATGCAGCCTCAGATTGAACAGTTCAGAAAGATTAGGAAAGATCAAGTAATGTCCGCATTAGAGTTTTCACGTAAGAACTTTAAAGACAAGGATTTGAAAAATGAATATGTCTTTAATGAAGTTAGAGGTAAACTTGAAAAGATGTGGCCACAGGGAAAGATGGAAGCAATTCCGGGTGTTCCAAATCTAGACCTAATATCCAGCGATGAAACTATTTTAAGTTTAATACGTGATGGATTAAAGTATAGAGATCGTCCTAATAGTAAAGGTGCTGGCGCAAGTATGGCCGCACTTACTCAGAGAAAAGGATCTAGCAGTCAACGCCGTCCAGATGATGGTATCGAAAAACTTCGTGAACAAGCCAAAGCAGGCGACAAGAAAGCCGCCGACAATCTACTAATGCAACGTCTACAGAGTATTCGTTCAGCAAGTAGAGGTTCAAAATAAAGGAAACCAATTATTATGGCTACAATTACAACCAGTCAGATCGGAAACGGGACCACAGCATATGGCACAGACATCGTTGTTAAAGATCTAGACTTAGACGTATCAAACCGTGTTAAGGACGATACTCCAGTTCTAAACATGGCAATGAGCAAGAAGCGCAAAGTCAACTCAACTCTACCACTATGGTCAGACGACATCTATCGCGCTCCTGCCGTTCAGGCACAGGTAGAAGCTGCCGCTGTTAGTGCAAGTGATGCAGACAGCAACAGCCGTTACAACCTAGGCAACTACACTCAGATCTTCAGCACAGTTATTGCTTCTTCAGGCACAGCTCGTGCAGTTGAGCAGGCTGGTGGCGATCCACAAGCATATCAGGAAGTCAAACAGCTCATCGAGCTAATGTTTGACGTAGAAGCACAGCTAGTCCGTGGCGACCAGATCGGCACAAAGTATGCTGGTCAGACAGGCACAGCCTCAGGTCTACCAAGCGGACAGACAGGCCGTCGTATGGGTTCACTCCAGGCATTTGCTGGAACACACTCATTCAACACCACTTCAGGCACAGTTACAGGCCTAAGCACCTGGACAAACAACGAATCAACAGACAGTGCAACTGAGGCTGCCGACACACTAGAAATTCTAGCTGACGGTTCTCAGTATTACACCGGTGGATTCACCAACCAGGTCTTCTCACCTGTTCTATACAAGCAGTTAGTAACAACTGCTGAACAGCGTTACAACGCAAAAATCCGCAACATGGTTGCTCCAACAAGCCTACGCACTATCATCAGCGACAACATCGCTCAGTCACGTAGCATCAACCGTGTAAATGCAGAGCGTGGTGACACCATTGCCACTTACGAAGGTGACTTCAACTACACCTACGAAATCATGGACTCATGGATCATGGATTCAGTTGGTGTAAGCAACGACATCTTCTTCCTAAACGAAGATGTTCTAGCTTGGGGCTCTCTACGTGACCTAGGTCCAAACAACGAAGTATTCAGCAACGCTGACGCTTCATTGGATCAGTTCATTATGGAGGGGACCTTAATTGTCAAGAACCCAGCAGGCGTTGGCGTTCTACACAATATCACTAACACTGGCACACTTGTAACTACACCACGTGCGGCAGCAACCGTATCACGTGTTAACGCAGGTAGCGGTGACGTATCCTAATTGTTGAAAAACAATTAAACAGGGAAAAGGGGCTTAGTTGCCCCTTTTCTTTTAGCTGTATGGTCGAGATTACTAAATATAGATATGGACAAAGAAACAATTAAACCCGAAATCATCTCAGATGATATAGAAAAAATCTAGACTTTTATCGCCAAGATCACGGTGGTATGGTTACCAATCATAATGGTATAGCTGACAAGTTATTATCAAATGACAAGTTATACAATTCAATGAAAGGCAATTGGCAGCGCACTGCAAAAAGCGGCAGCGGCAACATTACAACCACCACAGGTAGAGAAGGCGGAAAGTTTTACATTAAGCGTGAACAGCATAATGTTGAAGCAATTAAACGTGAATGTAAGTTATACAGGGAAGCCGCCGAACGCGGTGTTCCAGATCCACTAGCACCAATTATGCCTGATGGTAAATTAGGTTATCGTTGGATGAATTTGCCTAAGGTCATCAGTGTTCGTATTTGTGACGATTACTTTGGTGGTATGCCTTGGGAAGCGATTAAACAAGATAAAACTCTTAAGGCACAGTTTTATAAAGTAGTTCAAAGTGAGTATCCTGAATTTATTTGCTACCCTGGTGGAAAGTTGCCTATTCCTGTTGATGCTCCTTATCCAACGAAGGTAGGACAACAGAGATTCTTTAAAGGAATTTAATAATGTATATTATTCCCAACGCTGACGGTCTTGTAGCATTTATTAAAGACTTTACAGGCAGCACCAACAACACAGAAATAAAAGAGTCAATCTTTATGGCAGAACTGTCAATGCGTAATGTTGAATTGCCAGCATTAAGATCAGATCCTTATGCGGCAGTAAACATTGCCACAGCTGACGCCAATGGTAGAATTGTTATTCCCAGCAACATGAACAAACCAATCTTGTTTTTTAAACAAGGTAGCCCAGGAGGCAGTGAAAGTAGTGACACAGGTCCTTGGATTGTTTACG